GTATTCGGTGTTATGACCGATAAAAAATCAGACATATCGAACTCCTTATTATTTTAAGTTCGAATAAACTTTAAGCCGAAATGGCTTTATATTTTAAATCTATCCGAACAGGTTGTCTAAATCACCATCCAGACCTAAGATTCCATCAAATAACGCATTATCTGGATTCTTCTCTTCGGTCTGGCTGTTAGCTCCACTAGCGGATGTCGGTATGTTTCTTACGTTCTTCATCTGGGTAAGCATATCATTCTTTGTAGATTGGACAACATTTGCATTAGCTTGATCTCGATTTAAGAGATAGTCAATGTCTTCAAGTGTAAGTACATGATTCTGAGCTTTCTCTCTGAAAACTTGAAACTGCTCGTCAGTCATACTTCTTTTTTCCTTGAACTCACTTTCCATCGCTTGTCGTGATGCTTCATGTTGCATTTTTGCAGCATTAGCTTTTTCAGACTTATATATCTGCCCTACTCTACGCTGAACGACTTTATCTACCTGAGCATTCAGAACTTTTGCTGAATCAGAATCTGGATCTGTCATTGCTTCATTAGCATCAAACATAAAATCCTCATCTAATCCCAACTGGTCCTGTACACTCTTGGGAGTATTACCTCCATTTACCAGATACTCACGAACATGTTCGACTAGTCCGCTATCGTTTTTCATTGCTTCAAGAACAGGTACAAAAGGTTCTACCTCTTTATACTTGTCTCGCAGCTTAACGGCTTCTCTGCTACTGTCTTGGTAGCGTTTTTTATAGGGATTACCGTCATTATCCCATCCCACATTATCGGAGCCAACAGTTTCTTGCTGGGTTACCTGCTCGGTGCCAACTTGCTGCTGGGTTGCCTCAGTGTTATCATCGGCTATTATACCATTTACATTCTCTTCTAAGGCTTCAAAGAAACCNTCAGAGGAGCTAAAAACTTCACTTTCAACTTCTTCTTCAGTCGGTGTAGCTTCTAGGTTACCTATTGTTTCTTCCATTATTGCCTCCTAAGCTTGATCTGATATTACTTATTTTTATTCTCATTTTGCAAACCTTTTTTTACAAATTGTGTTTCTCTCGATATATCTTTCTTTGCAGAATCCACCTGATTAACCAATACATTTTGCAAAAGTTTCTGTTTTGCTTCTGTTGAACGGTAAGAATCTTTCATGTCACCTTTAACTTCTTCCTTCTTCTTGGTGATCTCCATTTCGGCTTGCATTACCTTACCCTTTATACCAGCTTGTACTAATTGTCTTTCAAGAGTTTCAATAGTACCTTCTTTATCTTTAAGAGCTTCCTGCAACTGTCCTAACTGTCCCTGTAATTGAGCATATAAGCTCTTTCTCTTTGCTATCTGCTCCTTGTTCCTTACATCAGTTTCAGCAAGTACAGCAATATCATCTATAACTCCAAACTGCAGAAGTTCCTTCAGTTCAGCAAGATATGCCCATCTGTTTACTGGAAGTGTAGAACCAGCAACTATCCTTACATCAAACTTAGCAGCCGAATAGTCCATTGATTTCCCAATTGCTTCTCCCATATCATTATAGATGGGAATATTTATCTCCTGCTGACGCTGTTCCTGAATAGCTGATGGTTGTATGATCCTAAATCTTTTATTGGCTGAGTATACAGATTGTGATATCTGCATTACAACCTTTCCCAACTGTCTTAAAGCTGGCTCTATTGAATGTTTCATCCATTGTTTTATTCTTCTTGTACCATATTCATCCAATGCTAGCATACCCCTGAATGTTTCATGCTGTTGCTGTGTGTCTCCCTGCATTGACGAATATATCCCAGCTAAATATTCCATGTCTGCCTTTCCCTCTTGGACAATACCGAAGAATGCATTTGACAACGGAGCTGGCATAATCGGAGTTGGTCTTTCAGATCCTGCTCTTATTGGCAAGAGTGCTCCTGGTGAAGAAGAATACTGTTCCCACAATTCTGGATCAATAGATCCTTCCTCGTATAACCATCTCAATGACGAACCAAGAGATGCATTATGAACCATTATCTGATGAGACTTGTTGATCTCTTTCTGTTTTCCTATAAGAGGAGAGACTGCAGATACTGGATACGGAGTTCCAGTCCACTTATAGTGAAATGGAATTAAAGGATAATCGACTATATTCTCTGGGTATACAATCTCATGCAGTAATTTGTCTCCTGCACATATTGTCTGTCTGATCCTGGTTCCATAAAACTGCACACTATCAACAACAGACTTCTGAAAAGTTTCGTCCTTCAGCAATATATTGTATTCCTTTTCTGAAATAATCTTATTTTCAATCCTTGATGCTTCTGCCTGTAGTTGGCTCATATACTCCTGTTCAGCAGATTGCAACTGTTGACCCATCATCTCTTGAGCTTTCTGCATCTCAAGTTCATATCTCTCAGGAATCATTTTACCTTCCTGAACAGCTTGCTGCATCTGTTTCTGCTGTTCCAAAAGTTCAACTTCCATCTCAGCAGCCATCTCCTTCATTTTTACCTGAACTTGCTGCTGAATAGCTTGTAACTGCTTCTCATCAGGAGGAATCCTGTAAAAAACATTGGCATATGAGATCTTGATCTTTTCATAAAGTTCGAACAGTTCCAATGTAGGCTCCTGCTCTCCAGTAGAGTCTATTCCCACATCTTCTACAGTAGAATCATCTCTCAAGAATAGTTTCTGCTCACTGTCTGCAATAGCTCTCTCTGAATAAGAATGATCTNCATCCANTGATGAAGCCTTACCTATCTTTCTCTTGTATTGAGGGAAAAGCTTGATAACATGGCTTTTCGGAAGAACTTTTCTTATCAGTACAAAGGATGCATCCCTGAACATCATATCCCTGGACTTTGGATCTACATAAATATCAAAAGGCTCTGGCTGTTGAATGATAACCTCACCCATTCCATTGTCTCTGTCTGTATCAACAGTAACTAAGATATATCCTATAGACTTACATATTGCATCATTGATTGCATTTGAATAAAGTGCAGTACCGTCTGAAAGATGCCAGATATAGTCAGAAAGATCTGAAAATACTGCTGCTACATCAGAATCACTCCCCTCAATACCGATAGCCTGCCACCTGGGACTGTTGGCAGTAGCATAGAAATTCAGCATCTCCACTACAGGAAGTATTCTATTGATTGTAAATGTAGGCATGCCCTGATCTTGAAGAGAGGTCTTCTCACTATGAGACAACTGTTCATCATGAGCAAACTCATATCCTTTCTGGTTAACATACTGCCACTGACTACGTGTCCAGTTATTAGAAAGATTGTATAACTCTCTTATCTGATCTGCTTTTTTCTTCTTAGCCATTATAATCCTCTAATCCATTCAATAATTTTAGGCTCAATTTTACCATGAGTTATACCTTCTATTGAAGTAGGATCATCATATCCAGTACCACCCTCTGTTTTCATTTTCTCAATAAGAGATTTTCTTGTCTCATCATATTTTTCTAAATTTTCAAACATAACTCCATGTGCACTTTCTGCTACTAAATCTGATGCATGGGCTCGTCCCATAGAACGAGGAGATTTTGTTCCAAATATTGTCCTTGGAACACCAAACAAATATCCTAAAGCTTTTTGTAATTTATTAGGATCATCAGAATATGCAAATTCTCTAGGAGCCGTCATATGTCTAGAGTATGGCCTATCTTCCAGAGCTGGAGCACCAGTTTTTCTCCACAAATCATATAAAGTTGCTGTATCTGTTTCAACCCAATTATCATTTTCATCTCTCCATCCATAAGATACAACATCCTCAGGAAATCTTTCTTGGAATGTATCTAATGGAGTCCTGAAAAGATCATAATACTTATTCTCAAAGATAGGAAGTTCACTTAAAGCACCAGCACTTTGCCTGATATAACTTCTAATACTTCTTTTTCCAAATAAGTCCTTATCATCTTTTTTCTTCTTAGCCATTACTTCTTTCTCTTTTTGGAGACATTATACTTTCTTTTAGTATCTCCTGTTTTTAATTTACTTACATCCTTTACGGATAAAT